TTAAACCATAGAGGGATTCTATCATGCCGTTGAAAGCAATTGTTGATGATATCGAAGGTGTTGCAGAACCGCTGCGTGAGTACTATGTGAAGGGTGAGGACGGGAAGTTCCACCTGTCTGCCGAGGGTGTAGAGGACGTATCCGGGCTGAAGTCGGCGCTTTCGAAAGAGCGTACGGCTCGCGAAACTGCTGAGCGAGTGGCAAGAGAAACAGCAAAGCAGTGGGAAGGTATGGATTCGACGGAGATGCGTAATCTCCTGACCCGTATCGAAGGTGATGAGGACATGAAATTGATCAAGGACGGGAAGTACGATCAGGTCTTCACGAAGCGCACCGAGAAACTGCGTACGGATCATCAGAAACAACTCGACAAACTAGCATCGGACCACAAGACGGCGCTGGAAGAAGCTGACAAGCGCACCCAACTGTACGAGGGTCGCGTGTTGGAAAATGCTCTGCGCGAAGCGGCATCGGAGGTCGGGCTACACGCTCCGGCAATCCGGGACGCAGTTCGCGAAGGTCGTGCTACCTTCGTGCTCGACGACAACGGCAATGCGGTACAGAAGCGAGAAGACGGATCGGTCGTAATTGGCAAGGACGGCAAGAACCCGTTCTCACCTAAGGAGTGGTTAGAGTCGATGCGGACGGAAGCGCCCCATTGGTTCCCCGCCGAAGGTAGCGGAACGGGGTCCAAGCAGTCGCGAGCCACGAACGGTTCGGGGCAGAAAACCATGACGCGGTCAGACTTCGGCAAACTTACCCCTCAACAGCAATATGCGTTCATTCGCAAAGAGGGCGGGGCGCTGACGGATGGCTGATACCCGGTAGTCAATCCATAGGAGCTACATCGAAATGAGTAATACAATCACCGGTCTAGTACCAACGCTGTACGAGGCACTGGACATCGTTGCCCGAGAACTCATCGGGTTCATCGCGGCGGTTACGCGCAACTCTTCGGCGGAGCGCGCTGCTCTGAATCAGACGATTACGTACCCGATCGTCGGTGCAGCGACGACGTCCGATATCACGCCGGGAACGACGGCGCCCGACGACGGAGACCAAACGATCGGCACGGATTCGCTGACGATCAGTCGGTCGAAGTACTCGCCGGTGCGTTGGAATGGGGAAGAACAACTCTCCCTCGGCTCGAACGGTGTGTACAACATCGTTCTCCGCGACCAGTTTGCGCAGTCGATGCGCGCGCTGGTGAATCTCGTCGAAGCGGATCTCGCCTCGACGTACAAGTCGGCTTCGCGCGCGGTGGGTACGGCGGGTACGACTCCGTTCGGCACGGCAGGGGATTTCTCGGACTTCGCCAGTGTGCTGCAAGTGCTGGACGACAACGGTGCGCCGATCGCGGATCGACATCTTGTTCTCGGTTCGGCCGCGATCTCGAATATCCGAGGCAAGCAATCAGTTCTGTTCAAGGCCAACGAAGCTGGCACGGACGAGCTGTTGCGTCAAGGCATCATCGGGATGGTGGAAAGCCTTGGTATCCACGCCTCGGCGCAGACGCTGCAAACCGTGAAAGGTACGGGCGCGAACTATGTCGTTAACAACGCGGCGGGATACCCCGTTGGTACGACGTCCTTCGCAGCGGATATCGGAACGGGAACGATCGTAGCAGGCGATGTAGTAACGCGCGCTGGCGACACCAATAAGTACGTCGTCGGAACGGCCCTGACGGCCGGTACTCTCGTCCTCAATAAGCCGGGTACGCTTTCGGCCTTTGTGGACGAAGACGCGCTGACGCTTGGCAACGCGTACCGTGCCAACATGGGGTTCCATCGCTCGGCCATTCACCTGGTCACGCGCGCTCCGGCGATGCCGGCGGGCGGTGACTCGGCGACGGACGTAATGGAGATCACTGATCCGTTGTCGGGGTTGGCGTTCCAGATCGCGATGTACAAGCAGTATCGCCGTATCAAGTTCGAAGTCGGTCTTGCCTGGGGTTTCAAGGCAGCGAAGTCGGACTTCATCGTCAACCTGATGGGCTGATAACCCACGACTGTCGGGAGTCGGCTGGCGCAGCGACTCCCGACTTTTGGAGAAAAGCATGGCGACAGTGAAACCCGCAGTAGAAGTGCCGAAGGCTGAACCGAAGGTTGAACCGTCAGTAAGCAAGACGGTAAAGATGGTTCGGTCGAACACCGTCCCGAGTGAAGCCGACGTGCATGTAGACGAGGTCGAGCACTGGAAGTTACACGGCTGGTCGTTGAAGTAAGGGAGAGAACGTGGCTGCTGTGATGGTCATCGAAGACGGGACGGCGCGTACGAACTCCAATTCGTACACTACGATCGCGGAAGCTGATGATTACTGGGAACTGCGTAACTATTTGCCGTGGGCGGCGTTGTCCGATGAAACTAAGACGTCCGCTCTAGTGCAGGCAGCGCAGTATCTCGATTTCGCGTATCGCTGGATCGGTGACCGTTACTCAACCATCCAAGCGATGACGTGGCCGCGCGTCGTATTCTTTGACGTAGATTACCGTGCGATGCACGCGAACGTTATACCGCAACGGATAAAAGACGCGCAGTGTGAATTAGCCAAGGAGGTAACGCTTAACGGGTCGCTGTTGGCGCCAATGGACCGAGGTGGTCGTGTGCAGAGCGAAGCAATTGGCCCACTGCATATCGAGTACTTTGCCGATGCACCGGGAATAAAGGAGTTTCCGCTCGTGGACGCCATTCTAGCGGACCTCATTACGGGTGGGTCGCTCGGCAGCATTACCTCATCGGCGGAGCTAGCGTGACTGCGCTCGACGACCGTTTTCGCGCGCTCGCAAAGGCGGAGCTAGACAAGAACGGCAAGTCTGTGGTGTTTTCGCTGCTGTCTGACGACCTCGATGGCAGCACGTATGACGTTAATACCGCGACGCTGCCGGAAGGGGCGCCGGTAATCGTGCCGACGAAGGCATTGATCGGCACGGCGAAGGACACTAAGGGGAAGGAATTTTTGCGAGGCAGTGGACCGGTGCGAGCGATTTCTCGCGAGAGTGATCGTACACTTTTCGTACCAGCGGTGGACTTCGCCGTGCCGCCGAAGGCCGGAGACACCGTTGTTATTGACGGCATTGTGTTTACGGTACTGGAATCCGACCCCATCTATAGCGGCGAGTTGGCCGCGATGTACGTCGTGCAGGTGAAGTCGTAATGGGTGCGTTTGCCAATTCTATCCGCGCGTTCGCCTTGAAAAAGAAAGCGGACCACGACGCCGTGGTGCGTAAGGTCGTCTTCGATCTTTCCACGAAGGTCATCAAGGCATCCCCCGTAGATACAGGCCGATTCCGCGCTAACTGGCAATATGGGTACGGTGTAAAGCCGGAGGGGACATTGGACGCCGTTGACCTTTCGAGCGATGGATCGAGTACGCGTGACGATATTGCAGGGCAAGTAACCAAGGGCGCCGGGGTGCACTATCTCGTCAACAATCTGCCCTACGCGGAGGTATTGGAGTATGGGTATTACCCCGACCCGCCTAAATACGGCACCTACTTGAAAAAGGGCGTTTCCAAACATGGATACACCGGACCTGGTTATATGCAGCGATCCGCCGGCGGCTTTAGCAAGCAAGCGCCGAGGGGGATGGTGGGCATCTCTGTGATGGATGTAGCGAACGACTTGCAGCGTATCGCACAAGAGGTCACGCCGTGAGTTCGCTCTCCAAAGTTCGCCAGGCGTTAGAAGCACGACTTAAGGCACTTAGCCCGTTGTTACCGACGGAGTGGGAGAACTCACAGTTCAGCCCGCCTGCTAACAATGGGCCATTTCAAAGTGTATCTTTGTTGCCGGCGACGCCGGAGAACCCCAGCATACTGGGTGTAGCTGGGATGGAAATGTACCGAGAAATTGGTATGCTGCAGATAACTCTAGTGTACGCGGCTAGAGGCGGAGCGGGGACCGCTTTCGCAAGGGCAGAGGCGATCAGGGACTGGTTTCCTCGCGGGTCTAGTTACAGTTTTGGTGGGGTAACGGTAATCGTTAATCAAACCCCACGAATCGGTCCAGCGATGGTACAGGATGACCGGTATGTGCTTCCGATTCGCATCCCGTATTTCGCTAACATCATCCCCTCATAGGAGAAGTTTGAAATGTCTATCGCCATTGGCGTAGGTAAAACCCTAGCAATCAAAAAGCAAGTAACTTTCGGTACTCCGGCCGGAGCCACCGGAGCGCAGTTCATGCGTCGCGTTACGTCGACCCTCAACCTCACAAAAGCTACGTACCAGTCTGCGGAAATTCGCAGTGATTACCAAGTCGCAGACATGCGACACGGCACGCGTGCTGTTTCCGGAGATATCACAGGAGAACTTTCCTGCGGAACGTACCAGCAATTCTTTGAAGCCCTGTTACGCGCAGCGGCGACAACGGTGGCGGATATTACAGGGCTATCGCTGACCGTAGCGGCGGCGGCTCCAAACTACACCATCACGCGCGGTACGGGTGACTGGATCGCGGACGGTTTGCGCGTCGGTATGGTCATCCGCGCGACGGCCGCGCTAGCCGCAGGT